TTCCAGCGCGCTCTTTTTGCCGTCGATCTCGATTTGTTCCGTTTCGATTGCTCCAGCCTCTTCTTCGACGGCGGCAATTTCTTCGTCAGTCTTTGCCTCGTCGATCGCCGCCTCCAAGTCCTTGGAGCGCTTCTGTACGTCCTCTTCGCGGATCATAAGTTCCGCGAGCGTCGACTGCCGCTGCTCAATCTTCTTTCGGATCATCAATTGTTTCAGTGTCATTTTCTGAGCCTCGCTTTCAATTCGTTTTTCCGCTGCTGAAGCTTGCGGGATTCGTGCTGTTCGTATTCTTTATGCCGCGCCTGAACGCCGGTCGCCTCGTAGGCCGGGAACGTACAAACGGAAACCTCGTGAAGGTCCACCTTCGTGATCCGCCACTTGACCGTTCCGTCGTCGCGGAAATCGACTTCCTCGGCCAAAATATTGAAGCCGAAAGAACATTGGTCGACGTCGCCGCGTTTGACGCGCTCGTACAAGTTCACCGCATCGCCGTCCGCCGGATTGATTTTGATTCGCCCGAGCAAGCCACGCTGGTCGATCGTCAAGCCCAGCGTTTGGACCTTGCTGCGCCCGAGCACGAGCGTCGTGTCGTGGTTGATAAGCGCGCGCACGTCGTTGCCCATCGTTTCACTGAACGCTTCCGGTGCCAGTTCCTCAAATGCGCCCGGCCACAGTTCTGTTTCAACGTTGAAGACAGCAAAATATCCTTCGATGACCATTTCTTCCCCGCCGTCTTCACGCGTTTTCAGCGCCGAACCAAAAGCGCGCGTCTGCCGCTGATCTCTATCCGCCATTTCCTGTCTCACCTCCCTCGGGGTTCAGTTTGGATTGGTCGCCGATCATGCCGGCCGGGATGTAATTTTCGAGGATCACCCGCTCGTCAAGCCCTTCCAACGGCGACATTCCCAGCCAATCCCGAACTTCGTTGCCCGGCATGATGCCACGTACGTACATGTTGCCACCAATGTCCGCTAAGTCCTTGAGACTGTACGCGTAAAGAGCGCGGGCATTGAATCGGAAATACAGGTCCTCGGCATACAGCAGCTTCCGCGTCAGCTCCTGCTCGATGGAACGGGCCAATGGCAGGATCGTCGTGTCGATGAAATTGTTGTACTCGTCCTTGTTGTAAGTCCCGACGCCAACAAAAAAAGCCGGCACATCGAAGATAGCGGCTACCGTTCGTTTATCAATTTGGACGGCCTCGTTGATGGCCAAGTCATTCAGGGACAGCGGCTTGACGGTTTCGACCTTGACCAGGTCCGCAGGCATCACCCAGGGCTTGCCGTCGCCGGTGTCGGATACATACCGGTTAAGGATCTTGTTCCGGCCCTCTTCCGTCGTGAACTCCTCGGTCGTCGCGTCGACGGAAATAATGACGGAAGGCCGCCACTTATCGGACATGAAACCTTTCTTTGTCTTCGCCGCCTGTTTGAGGTTGTCGAGCACGTCCTGCAGCGGGACCTTGTAGCCGGTCCCGATCCACGGTCGCTCCGGATCCGGATTGATCACGAAATGCAGAATCTCGTCGTGATCGAACTGCTGATTACCGTAGCGTACCCGGTATCCGCGGTCGGTATCCTCGAATTTCACCGCGGACGGCTTGAGCGGTTTCAATTCGTCGATCAGGCCATCACTGGTGAACGTCGGATAAACGACGGAGTTCCCGCTGCCCTGCAGCAGCATGGTGTACACGATGTTGTAGACCCACGCTTTTCGAGTCATCAGGCTGTACGGGTTGATGTCGATCTTCCGGCTGAGCGCGTTCCGGACCCGTACGTCGCCGTTCGCCGTGTTTTGCATCAGGTGGATCGTCATCGAGCTGACCAAGTTCGCAATTTTATGCGCCGCGATCTTGACCTCGGGATTGTCCCAAAGTTTTTTGTAACCATGCGCCGTCAGCGTCTCGTACGCCGTGTCCGTCAGAAAATAGCCAAGTGCCGTGGTCGGCGCTGCCCGCGTCTGCGTCTTGTTTCCTTTTCGTTTCTTGCTCATCTTCTCACCCTTCCTATTACAGCCAGTTCGCCGCCTTCTGCGATTTTTCCAAGTTCTCCAGCTTCCGGACCGCGGCGAACACCGCGGCGTCAAACAAGTCGATACGCTGCTCCGGCATGACCTTTTCGAATTGAATCATATCGTCTGTTTTTTCTATCGCCTTCACGTTCTGCACGCAGTATTCAAATGCACTGCTGTGCAAATAGTAGAGGTTCCCCTCTTTTGCCTTCTGCTCAATCCGCCGGAATCCCTCGGACTTCTTGTAGAAATACTGCGGCTGGTCAACGATGTTGAAGCCGGCTTTCTTCATGCCCAAAAAGAATTCGCGCGCAAACTTCCGGTCGTGTCCGATCTGCTTGACCTTGAATCCGGCTGCCTTCATCTTTTTGAACCATGCGATCACCTCGTCATGGTTCACAACCGGCGCGTTGCTCATGGTCAGCCAACCGTCATCCTTCCAGCCGAAGAGCGGGATATTGTCCTCTTCGGCTTTGCGCGTTGCCGCGACGATCGGGAACCAGGCATGTGTGATCGCAATGTCCACGCCGTTGTAGGTCCCGTAAAGCGCAGCAGCCGTAAGGTCGTGCATCTTCGAGAGGTCGGCGCCGCCGAACCAGTCGATCGGCAGCTTCGCCAGCTGCTCAAGCGTCCATGTGTGTTTCCGGTCGCTCGCTTTAAACTCGTCCACGTTGAAATAAGCCCGCATGGCCGCCGTGTAGACGTTCAGGGACTTGGCGAGGAAGTCTTTCCGCTGCTGTGGGTCGTTCTGCGCCTGCAGCGCGTCGTTGATCATGTCCTCGGTTCGGATTGTGACTCCGTAGTTCGGGTTCGCCTTCTCGTGCTGGACAGGGTTCGTGTAATCGACCTCTCCGGTGTCCGGGTCCTCGTCCGCCTTGCAGATGAACACGAAATAGGCTTCGTCCTTCGCCGTGCCGTCGAGGATCTTCTTGCAATACTGGAGCCGCTGGTAGCAGAACGAGGTCATGTTGTCGCCGGCCGTCGTGATCCCGATCATCAGCTTGTTGGAGTACGCCTTCATCGCTTCCTTGATGATGTTGTACTGCTTCGGCGTTCGGTAGGCGTGGATCTCGTCCGCGATCGCGATGTTACAGTTGAGCGAGTCCTGCCGGTCTGGATTAGCTGCCAGCGCCTTGATGTACAGCGAACCGTCGCCCAGGTCGCCGGTGATGGAGTGTTCCTGGTTGTTGTCGAGGACCCGGAAGTTCTCCTTCTCGCCCATCTGGTCCAGATTGTAGTTGATGAAATTGAAACTCTGCAGCGACTGCTCCAGCGCCGCGCCGACAATGTAGATCTTCGACCCGGACTTTCGATTCAGCAGCGCCAGCGCCCACGACAGGGCCGCGACGAAGCGCGTCTTTCCGTTCTTCCGTGGAATAAAGATGAACGCTTCCTTGTATCGCCGCAGCTTCGTGCCGGCCAGTGTGAACCCGAGCAGATTGTAGATGATGAACTTCTGCCAGGACTCCAACAAAAAAGGCTCTCCGCGTAATGGAGAGCCGTCGAGTCGTTCGCCTTGGTCGTGCACGAACGTTTTTTCAATGATCCCAATCGCGAACTCCGCGTCCTTGGGGTTGAAATCATATTCAGTTTTATTTAGATCGTCGAGAAACCGCTGCGCCGCCTGGATCAATTCCCGGCTGGCGACCTTTTTCCCGTCCACGATGCTGCGCGCATACTCCATGACGGCATCGTGATTTTGATATTTATTTTTCAAGCGTGCTCAGCGCAGCCGCAAGGGCCGACTTTCCTTTCTTCTCTGTCGTCACCGTCTCCAAGGATTTCGGATTCAGACAGAGGCGATCGGAGTATGCCAAAATGTCCTTTCGCAGGTTCTCCAGAGATGCGAGAATCGGGCTCTTTTTTGCGCCGCCCTGGTCCGTGCTCGTCTCGTACTGATACCCGCCTTCCTCAAACTCCGAGGTGAGCGTGTTGTACTGGAACACGAGCTCGGCATAAATGTCCACAAGCCGATTATACTGGGGTTTGTGGATGCCAAGCGC